CCGCTTCGCTCGCGCGCGACGGTCACATTCTGCTGCCGCAGGGCGCGCGTCTCGAAAACTACAAGAAAAACCCTGTATTCCTCTGGAATCACGATGTTGACCTGCCCCCGGTCGGACGCTCGGAAGAGATCGTCGTTGATGGCGAGGAGATCGTCTCCCGGGTGAAGTTTCCGCCGATAGGCATCTCCGCGCGGGCGGATGAGATTCGTGGATTGACGAAGGCGGGCTTCATCAACGGCGTGTCGGTCGGCTTTGACCCGATCGATGGCGAGCCGATCGATCCACGGAACCCACGCCGCGGCATGCGCTTCAGCGACTGGGAATTGATCGAGTGCTCGTTCTGCAACATCCCTGTTGATACGGAGGCCCTCGTGACGGCGCGAGCTGAGAAGGCTGAGGATTGGAAGTGCGGCGCCTCGCGGGATCTGCCGATTGAGGATTCCGACAGCTGGGATGGATCTGCTGCGGAAGAGTCCATTTTCACGTGGGCGGGCGGAGATGACTTCGACCCCTCCAAGGCGCGCAAGGGTTTCCTGGCTTACAACGCGGCGAAGCCCAAAGAGCGCGGCTCCTACAAGCTTCCGTTCGCGCACGTCACCGATGGCCGCATGAAGGTTCCGAAGGGCGCGATTCGCGCCGCGGCATCCCGCCTTTCGCAGACAGATATCCCAGACGGCGTGAAAGAGTCGGCCCGCACGGTGCTCGACCATTACGAGGAGAAGGCTGGCATGAGCGACAAAGATCGGAGCCTGAAGGTGAAGCACACGCGTGCGTTAGAGCGTGCTCCGAAAACGCCCACCCTCAAGCGCGGCCTGTATGAAGTGGCCAGTCTCGCCTACATGCTCGAACAGCTGGGCTACGCCCATGCCTGCAACGAGTGGGAAGCGGACGTCGAGGGGGATGACAGTCAGGTACCTGCCATGCTGGGCGAGGCTCTGACGAAGCTCGGTGAGGCGTTCCTCGCCATGTCGAAGGAAGAGGTTACAGAGCTGCTCGCTGCCAAGTATCTGGAGATTGACGAAGAGGCGATCGTCGTCGAGGAGCGCGCGTGGGTGCAAGAGGCCAAGACGCCTCGCGCTCGAGCCTGGCGCGCCGGCATCGCCATGGCTCGCGCGGGCCGCGTGCTCTCGGCCACGAACGAGAAGCACCTGGAGCGCGCGCTCAAGCACCACACGCGCGCGATGAAACACCACAAGGAGCTGGGCGAGCATCAGGAAGAGGCCGGCCAGAATCTGGAGGCCGCACAGGATGCGCAGAAGAAAGCCTCCGATGCGCACGGTGAATTGGGCGAAGCCCTCCAGGCGGTGAAGAACGAGCCGGAGAAGGCCACTGAACACGTTGCGCGCGCCCTGAAGCTGCACCGCGCTATCGGCGGCCACAACGAGGATGTTGCCGAGGCTCACCAGGACGTCGAGGAATCCCACCAGAACGCCCAAGACTCGCACCACGCCATGGGGCGGTGCATGGGAGGCGTCCAGCGCTGCATGCGCGCCGTCGTCGAGGGCGCGAGTACCTCCGCTGAGGATGAGGACGGCGATAGCAAGGACGTCCAGGCCTCCAAGGGTACGCAAGAGAGCGGCGGCTCGGAAAACGCGCGCAGCCGTCGGCAAGAGTTGCTGCAGCTCGCCGATATCGGATTGTCGTACTCACACTGATTTTCTGACTCTCACGCCCCTTTAGAGCCCTTGGGCAAGGCGAACCGCGGCGCCATTCGGCGCCGTTTTCGTTTCTAGGAGCTGTTCACCATGCCCGCAATTCAGAAGGTCTCTGACCTTATCAAGAAGCGTGCGGTCGCCTTCGATGCACTTCAGGCGCTCGCCGAGGATGCCCCGGATGCAGATTACGACACGCGCAAGCGTGCCGTGACTGATCTGGACGCACAGATCAAGCGCGCCCGCGAAGTGCAGGCGCTCGCCGTCGAGACCGCGGTGCCCTCAGAGGGGCAGGAGCCGCGCATTCAGGTCGTGGACGATGACCCGTACACGAACGAGGAAGCGGCCAAGCGTCGCGGCCTGCACACGCACAAGGGCCTTCGCGCCGTCGCTCTGGCGAAGATTTTCTACGCGGGCGGCAGCAACATGCAGAACGCCCGCAGCATCGCCGCGGAGACCTTCGGCGAGCGTCACCCGCTCACCCGGGCCTTTGAGCCGATCAAGGAGGCTGTGCGTACCGGCATGGCCCGCGCCTTGGTGGCTTCCGTAGGCGCCTCTGGCGGCTTCATCGTGCCGCCCGACTACGTGAACGAGATCATCGAGCTGCTGCGCCCGAAGGCGGTCGTTCGAGCCTCCGGTCCTCGGGTGCTCCCGATGCCTCGCGGCACCATGACCCTGCCGGGTCAGAAGTCTGCGGCAACGGCGGCCTATGGCTCTGAGGTCAAGCAGATCACGCAGTCTCAGCAGACACTGAACCAGATCGTCGCCAGCTACAAGAAGCTGACCGCCCTGGTGCCTGTGTCCAATGACATGATGCGGTATGCGGACCCGGCCGCGGATGCTTTCGTTCGTGACGACTTGGTCAAGATCGTCGCGTTGCGTGAGGATCTGGCGTTCCTGCTCGGGGACGGTACGCAGGACACCCCGCGCGGCTTCCTGTCGTTCGCGAACGGGTGGGTAGCCACCAACGGCGGCACGGTCGGTGTCTGGTCGACCTCGGCCAATTCGACGCCCGCCGTGAACGCCGCGGACCCCGCGAACTCCACGGGCGGCAACTTCATCACCTCGAATGAGACCTACACTCTGGCGACAGTGGCGCAGGAGCTCGGCGGGGCGGTGAACCGTCTGGATACCGCAAACGTTCCGGACGACAAGCGCACGTGGTTCATGCACCCGCGCAGCTACAACTACCTGTTCAACGTGCAGAACAGCCTCGGTGTCTACGTGTACCGGGAGGAACTGCTGACGGGCAAGCTGCTGGGGTATCCGTTCAAGAAAACGACCCAGATCGCCAACAACTACTGGGACGCCACCGGCACGAACAAGGATTGCTCGTTCGTGATCCTGGCCGAGATGGACGAGGCGATGATTCTGGACTCCATGAGTCTGGAGCTCGCGGTGTCTCGGGAGGGCATGTACGTCGATTCGGGTGGCAGCACGGTGTCGGCGTTCCAGAATGATCAGACGATCATTCGGGCGATTGCCGAGCACGACTTCCAGATCCGTCACGACCAGTCGGTCGCGATCATCCAGAACGTGCGCTGGGCTCCGGCGATCAGCTAATCGCTGCAAGGGGAGGTCGATTGACCTCCCTCCTTCCTCTCCAGGAGTATTTCCATGGCTGATATCACTCTTCAGCGCAACGTCGGCTCGCTCGGCGATCTGCTGCGTCTTTCAGATCAGGCCGCTCTTACCGCGGCCGGCTCCGGCGATGCGACAACCGTCACTGGTCAGACCATTGACCGCATGGCCATTGGCACAAGCGGAAGCAGCGGAGCAATGCCGCTATCCGCGCTCGTCGCCGTGCTGTTCTCGGCGACCCTGGCCTCGGGCAAAACCCTGTCCGTCACTTTCGATGTGCAGGATTCCCCCGACGGCACCAACTTTTCGGACTATGCGACGAGCGCCGCTCTTGTGGTGGCCACCGGTCCGTCTGGGGGTGGCACGGTTCGAGGGCAGTCCGTGCAGCAGGTGAGCCTCACCTCGGCACGTCGGTATGTCCGATTGCTGTTCTTGCCGGACCTCTCGGCCACCGGCACGGATACGGCGGTCGCGATGGGTGCGGCCTTCGTCGGCGGATTCGACCGCCTCGCAGCCCCGCAGGGTTGATGAGTGGCGAGCCTGCAGCGCCCGAGCCGGTACCGGGCGCTGACCTCGCTGCAAGAATCCGGTCGAAACGGGTGATGTTCCTGACTCCCGTCCATGACGGGACGGCATGGCAGTACACCCGCTCTCTCGTGGAATCGTGCGTCGGGCTGGAACGGCACGGCGTGCAGCACCGCGTACAGATGGTCATCGGGAACTCGAACCTACCTCGAGCACGCAATGAGCTCGTGGCCGAGTTTCTGGCGACCAGCGCCACGGATGCGATCTTCGTCGACTCCGACATGGGGTGGACGCTCGGGGACGTTCTGCGCCTCCTGGCATCGCCACAGCCCTACATCGGCGGCGTGGGCAAGAAGAAGGTCGACCTTCCTGATACGAATCCGGAAGGCTGGTGCTGTCGGTTCCTGGCGGACGGCCGCGACGGCTTGCATCAGGACGACCTCGGCGCGATCGAGGTGGCGGGCGTCGGCACAGGGTTCGTGAAGGTCGAGCGCCAGGTGTTCGAGCGCTTGGCGAAGGCTCACCCCGAGTGGAAGCGGCCAGGGTTTGCTTCCCAGGCTCCCCAGGTTCGGGAGCGCTACTTCAAGTTTTTCCGATTCCCGGAGAACGATGACCGTGGCGAGGACTACGCGCTGTGCGATGCATGGCGAGACCTCGGCGAGAAAGTGTGGATCGACCCGGAGATCCGCCTCGGCCACAGCGGATCGCGCGAGTTCTCGGGGAACATTTCAGCGCTCTTTGAGCGCGCGGAGGCTGCGTGAGGATCGTAACTTTGACGCGGGACATGCGGCCCTGGCGGGGCGGCCAGGATGCCGTGATCCCCGAGGCGCTCGCCGCAAAGCTGGTGGCGAGCGGTGAGGCGAAGAACTCGCGCCCATTCCCGCCACCGGATGTCGCGCCGGCTATTCCCGTAGGCACGACGGAAGTCATGCGCCCGAAGCGTTACTTCACCCGCAAGCGAGGCTGACATGCGCGCGACTCTCGTCAATCAGCAGATTGGCGCTGCTGCAACCATCGCGGCGGTTCCTGGCGGCCCGCTGCAGCTCGTGGATGCGCCGACTTCCATTTGCGTGCAGGCCAATCTCACATACGGCTCTGGCGGCACTACGATCGATGCGTACCTGCAGACCAGTGTCGATGGCGGCACGACCTGGATCGATATCGCGCAGTTTCACTTCACGACCGCTTCGGCGCGGTTCGTCTACAACCTGAACAGCCAGACGCCCGTGACGACGGAGTACACGCCCACGGATGGAACGCTGGCCGCGAACACCTCGAAGGATGGCATTGTCGGCCCGCTCTATCAGGTGAAGCTCGCCTCTGTCGGAACGTACGCCGGAACCACGCTGCGAATCGACGTATCGGCACAGGAGCCGTAACTGATGGCTGTCGAGACCATCAGCACGGTGACGGCCGCCGCCTGCGCGACTGCGCCGGCAAGCCCCTACGATCTCACGGACCTCGCGACCG